TTATCTGAATACTTTTTCCAAATGTGCTTGGTAGTCTGCTAAGTATTGTTCTACTTGTGGATTTTTAATCACGTCGTTACATAAGAATGTTGGCAGACGGGTCAAGCCGATGAATTCGTTGAGTTTGTGGAAAGGCATGTACACAGCATCTACGCCTTTGCCTTCGAAGAAATCGCCTTCACGGGTGAACGCTTCAATCGGCGCATTCCACGTAAGCGAAAGCATGTGTTTTTTGCCTTGCAACAAGCCACCTGTGCCGTAGCCTTCAGTCGGATTGACACGATGGCGACCATCACTGTGGTAAAGCTTGCCGTGTCCAGCGGTTAATACTTCGTCTATGTATTTTTTCACTGTCCAAGGTTCGTGCATCCACCAACCTGGCATCTGCCAAATCACGGCATCCATCCACAAGAATTTTTCGATTTCTGCCTCAACATCATAGCCGGCATCAATCACGGTTTCTTTTACATTGTGTCCAAGTGCGGTCAAAACTTCTTTCGCTTTTTTGTGAAGTGTGTGATTTAACTCACCATGTGAATGTCCGAAATCTTTACCACCGTCTAGTAATAAAATATTCATTTTTGCTCCTTTAGCTGATAATTTACCGATTACTAAGCACTTTAGTAACGCAACAATTTAACCAATCAATAAGCGCCAACTATTAAACGTACTACTCAAATTCGAGAGTTTGATAGACGTTAAAAGCGTAATAAAAAAGCCTTGAAGTCATTATTTTCAAGGCTTTAAAGTCTTTCATAGGACTTGATAGGTTTATTTTGTGGTGGAGCTGGCGAAAACTGATCTGGATAAATATCACTTTGTTTTTAAAAGAAATATTTAATAGTTAAAAATAGTTTACTACCACGCCTACTACCATAAAAAAACAAGACGCCAATTCAGATGATCTTTTGCCTTTTAGGGCGACGATTATATCATCAAAATTTGCATTTACTTGCGTTATTTTGCGTTGAAGGATCTGAATAAAAGGATCCGAAAGGCGGTAGATCTGAAAAGGCTTTGCAAAGGATCTAAGTTTGCGTTGAAACACACACATTTACTGTGCAGGCGTGGCGAGGGTTTGACTGCGATTTTTCGTGCGTGCATTTGGGCGAAAAATCGGGTTAAAACAGGGCTTTAAAGTTTGTTTTATTGATTGATTTGATATAATAAACTAGGGCAATACTAATACTATACAAGACAAAAACAGTTACTTGCGCAATAAAAAAACCCGCATTTCTGCGGGCTGTTTATTTTAAAAGGATCTATTGTAGTAATTTGTATTCAGTAAACGTGATCACTTCTTCCCCTACCCAATTATTTATCTCTTTTAAACGTTCTTGCAATGGGATGATTTCATTAATAAAGAATACTCGCGTTGCTTTCTCTACATCACCAAAACCGCCAGTGTTATTAGGTACAATTCCCATTAATTGCGGTGGTACACGATGGGCCGCCAATACATCATCACGGCTTGCATTTTTTATGTTTAAAAAGTCATCTTTTGCCACTGCATCAGACAATGGAATGACTTGCATCCCGTCTTTCTTGCCGTTAGGAATATACACGAATAAATTCTTAAAGTTGCCAGTGCCTTTTGTTTGACGGATTTGTGTTTTGATTGCTTCAATGTCGTCTTTGTTTTGTGTTGGGTCGGTCATATAGATAATCGAACCCGCATGCGCACCGTTCAAATAATATTTGCGACGGAATAACGTTGCACTTTCATTCAAGAAAGCCGATTGTAAAGCGGCTAAATATTCCGGCACGCCGTAAATCTCTTGGTTCACATCAGGGTTGATCAGATTAAACACTGCATCTTTCGGGAATTCATATTCATCAAAGCCATTCACAATCTGATAAAAAACGCCTTTCTTCACGCCAACGCGCATATATTTTGCAAGGGGCGATTTCAATGCAATCACTTTGCCGAATGTGTTTTTAACTTTTTCAAGGTAAGCATTACCAAACACTAAATAATCTTGCACCAGTTTTTCTAACTGTGTGCGTGGTAAAAGTGCGGTTGTTTTACAGGTAGAAAGCAAAATATTTTTCTTCACCGTGATTGCACTGTTATGATGTGCAGATGCATTTAAGGCTTTGGCAAGATAACTTAAATTAATTGGCAGGTTGTAATATTTCTCATACATCAACACGCTTTCGAAATAATTCAATACCTCTGCACGGTCAAGCACGGGAATAGGCTCACCAAAGCTGAACGCCTGCGCTTGGTTCCCCGTTGAAAGTGCGGTTGATTTTTTTGTTTTTTTGCTCATTTGGTAATCCTATTCAAAAGTGAAAATGGTTGGTTGGTTACTTGACACATCGCCGTTTAAACCATAAGGCACATTTAAAATGCAGTTCATAATTGCCCATGATAAGTCGCCATGGCTTGCATCTTCTGAACGGTCAGATACATAAGTAATCTTTCCTGTTCCGGTAATCCGTTTTTTAACTGTCATAAAACTGGTGATGATTTCGTTACTATCAAATTTAAGGCGGCGTTTCTGAATTAAGTTTTGCGTTTTTAATACCATCTCATTTTTTAAATCGGCGTTGTAATCAAGCCCGATTGCCATTGGATAGAATTTTTTAACTTCTTGGAATACGCCCGAACCCATCCCAGTTTTATCAATCACAATGCGGGTGACATTGTAATCATTACAGAAACTTTTAATTCTGCTCGCTTGTGCTTCATAATCCATGCCGTGAAATGTTTGCCAATGCAAAACACGATAATCACCGCCTTCCACTTTAGGCGGGGCAATAATCGCCAACGCTGCACGGTCGCCAGTAAAGGCGGGGTCATAACCTAACCACACTTCACGATTACCGAATGGGCGTTGGTAAAATGGCTTGTAATCGTGCCATTCTTCTAAGCTGTCCACTTGGCAAAGTTGCAAGTCGGCAAATTTAAACGCCGATGTGTTATCATCCGCAAACTGGCATAAAAACAACTGTTCAAATTCTTCTTTACTGTTTTCTGCGATCAGGTCATCAATATTGAATAGGTTGCACCCACCTTCCATCGCATCATTAATGGTAACAATCTGCTTCCATTGGCGGTCAGCACAAAGTTTGCCGCTTTTTAAATTCTCGTGAGAAATATCAATTTCAACTTTGTCCGCCTTGGCCCGATTTTTATTAAATGCTTTTCCAGAGAAAAACGCATAAGCGGGATGCGCAATCGTGGTAGGCGTTGAAAAATACGTTTGGCGATACATCTTTTGCGCTGCCATACCTGATGCCACTTTACGCATCACATCAAATTTAGGCACCCAAAACACTTCATCAAAATATAAATTGCCGTGGTAAGACTGCGCCGTGGCGGAGTTCGTACCAAGAAAGATCAATTCTGCCCCATTTGGCAATTTGATGGTTTCGCCTTTTAAATCCACGTCCGCTGTTTGCTTGGCATAGTTCACAATGTAAGAGCGGAACTGCAACGCCTGTTTTTTACTGGCAGACAAAAAGATTTGATTGTGTCCAGTTGTCAATGCGTCAATAAAGGCTTCATGGGCGAAATAGTAAGTTGCCCCGATTTGTCGGCTTTTTAAAATATTTCTGATGCGGTTTTCTTTTGCTTTATGCCAAACACGCTGATAATTGAACATCCCATCAAGAAAGCCATTAATCAGTAATTCTTCTTGTTCCTGATCAATGGAATTTTGTTCTGCTTTCTTCCGTTCGCCTTTGTTTCGATTGGCTAGTTTCGGATTTAAATCAACTTCATTGCCATCACCAAAAGAATATTTTTTCACTCTCGCCATGCGTTCCATTTGACGACCAAGCAAATCAATTTCTTTATAATCTGCCCCGTTTTTTTCTTCTTTGGCAATCAGCAAATTCAATCTTGTTTCAAGGGCTAATTCAACACGCCCAACGGGGGCGACATCATCCCATTTTTCGCGATCTTTCCAACTGGAAATCGTGGACGCAGCAATATCAAGCTGACGAGCAATTTCAGCGATTTTATAACCGCTAAAATACATCTGTTGTGCTTTTCTTTTTATTTCCGCCGTTACATCTGGCGAAGCTTGATTGATAACTTGTTCGTCCATTCATAATCCTTTCAATTTACAACCGCATAATAGAAAGGGGCTTGCCGTTAGTCTTTACAGCTCACCTGTGAACAGAAAAGCAACAAAAACAACCCATAGACCGCAAAAATTAAACCTTTCAGAATAATGGCAATCTTTGAGCCAAACCAACCACAGAAAGGACAACCAATGGCAAAAAAATCTAAATGGGTAGTTGTCGCAACAGAAGGGGCAACAACTGACGGCCGCACAATTCAGCGCAACTGGATTGAAGAAATGGCCAAAAGTTACGATCCAAAAAACACCTACGGCGCACGCATCAATCTTGACCACATCAAATTCTCTGTCTATCTCCCTGAACTTGCCAATGCTCATTGCTTTGGTGACGTCTTAGCCGTGAAAGCAGAAGAACGTGAAGATGGCAAGTTACAGCTTTTAGCCGAACTTCAACCAACTGATGCACTCATTGCCTTAAATAAAGAAGGTCAAAAAGTTTACACATCAGTTGAAATTGACACCAATTTTGCAGACACAGGCAAGGCATACTTAGTTGGTTTAGCCGTGACAGATAATCCGGCAAGCTTAGGCACAGAAATGTTAAGTTTCTCGCACAATGGTTTAAATGCCCGCAAATTAAAAGCGGAAAACATTTTCACCGCTGCCGTTGAAACGGAATTGGAATTTTTTGAAGAAGCAGAAAAAAGCCCATCTGTGTTAGAAAAAATCAAAGCGTTATTTGCGAAAAAAGAAAAATCGGATGATGAACGCTTTGCAGACCAATCAAGTGCCATTGAGCTTTTAGCCGAGCAACAAAAAGACATCTTGGAAAAATTGACCGCACTTCAAGGCGATTTTGCAAATCAACAAACCGCCATTGAAGAAATGAAAGCGGGCAATGAAGAAATTCATGCAACGTTTGAAGAACTCAAACAAAAGCCGGCACAAGCCGAAAATTCACGCCCATTAGTTTATGGTGAAAAACCTGAAACTGACGGCCGCTTCTTTTAATTTATCTTAGGAAAAAACCAAATGAATAAATTTACCCAACAAAAATTCCAAGCTTACATTGAAGGTGTCGCACAAGATAACGGCGAAGATGTGGCATTTGTTGCAAATGGCGGGCAATTCACCGTCACACCAACAATGCAGCAAAAATTAGAAAACGCGGTGCTTGAAAGTTCCGATTTCTTAAAACGCATCAATGTTGTGCCTGTTACTGAAATGAAAGGTTCCGCATTGCGTTTAGGCGTACTTTCACCTGTTGCAAGCCGCACAGATACCAACACCAAAGCACGTGAAACTACTGACATTCACAATTTGCAAGAAAACTTATATTCATGCGAACAAACCAACTTTGACACGCATTTAAACTATGCAACGTTAGACAGTTGGGCGAAATTCCCTGACTTTTCGGCGCGAATCGGTAACTTAAAAGCACAGCGAATTGCATTAGACCGTATCATGATCGGTTGGAACGGTACAAGCGTGGCGGCAACAACCAACCGCACATCAAATCCATTGTTGCAAGACGTGAACAAAGGTTGGTTAGTTCAAATCGAAGAAAAAGCCACTGCACGTGTGATGAAAGAAGCGAAAAGCGGCACAGGCAAAATCGAAATCGGTGAAGGTAAAGAATATAAAAATCTTGATGCATTAGTCTTTGCATTAAAAGAAGATTTCATTCCTGACCAATACCGTGACGACACAAAACTTGTAGCGATTATGGGTAGCGATTTATTAGCGGACAAATACTTCCCGCTTCTCAACCAATCAAAACCAAGTGAACAAGCAGCGGGCGGTATTGTAATCAGCCAAAAACGAGTTGGCGGATTACAAGCCGTAACTGTGCCATTCTTCCCGAAAGGCACTGTGTTAGTGACATCACTTGACAACTTGTCAATCTATGTGCAAGACGAACGTATGCGCCGTCACTTAAAAGACGTGCCAGAACGCAATCGCGTGGAAGATTACTTGTCATCCAATGAAGCTTATGTAGTTGAAAACTACGAAGCAGTGGCGATGGCGAAGAATATCACCGTTCTTGATGCACCAACTCACGCGTAATCATAATGCGACCAACTAAACGTCACTTTCTTGAAGTTTCTGCCGCTATCGCTAATGCGGCAGAAATGGAAGATCTAAGCGACTTCACGGAATACGAAAAAATGTGCCGTATTCTTGCGCGACATCGAAAGGATTTGAAAAACATCCAATCGACAGAACGCAAAGCCGCATTTAAAAAGCAAATTTTGCCAGACTATCTGCCATGGATTACAGGAGCGTTATCTGCCGGAACAGGCAAACAAGATAACGTCTTAATGACATGGTGCGTGTGGGCAATCGACTGCGGGGAATATCACCTTGCCTTGCAGATTGCGGATTATGCCGTATTCCATGACTTGCGATTACCTGAACCGTTTACGCGAACACTTGGCACATTATTGGCGGAAGAATTTGCCGACCAAGCAAAAACCGCACAAGCCGCCAATCAGCCATTTGAAGTGGATTACTTAGAGCAAGTACAACGCATCACGGCTGACTGCGACATGCCAGATGAAAGCCGTGCGCGATTATTGCGTGAATTAGGCTTGTTATTGGTTGAAAAGAACCCTGAACAAGCCTTGCAATACCTTGAACGTGCTTTAGGGTTAGATCAGAAAGTGGGCGTGAAAGGCGACATTAAAAAATTACGCAAAAAATTAAGCAAAGCCGATGAATAATCGGATTTGATAACGAGCAAACCACGCACCCGCGGGGCGGATAAAAGCGCGGTCAGGTTTCTTTACCTCTTTTCCTGATTGTTGCTCTTTATCCTCACCCCGCTTTTTTATAGGTAGATTTTATGTCAGACGGTGCAATCTCAATCAAACTCGCCCCCGATTATGAGATGGGCGCAGTGCAAAAACAACTGGAAGATTACGGAACAGGTGAAGATATTATTCGAAACGATGATTTTTTCCCTGATATTTCTCTTTCTGCTTTTCGTAATCAATATCGTGCAGACGGCACAGTCACCGAACAACGCTTGCAAGATGCATTGATTGAAGCCATCGCCAGTGTGAATGATGAGTTATCTACATTCAAAGCACAAAGCGAACATCACCACCTTGAACAAATCCCCGCGCCATCAGTCAACGGCGAAAGCGTGTTGATTTATCGCTATAAACGTGCGGTGAACTGTTTGGCACTAGCGAACCTTTACGAACGCTATGCTAGCTATGACAGCACAAACGATGGTGAAAAGAAAATGGATTTACTCAAAGACAGCATCAACGAATTAAGACGAGATGCCCGCTTTGCCATTAGTGACATCATCGGCAAAAGACGGGTCGATGCGGAGTTAATTTAATGGAAGTTTACGCACAACAAAATGACAACTTGGACGCCATTCTTTATCGCTATTTTGGCCGCAGTGAAGGGCTTTTAGAAATTGCGTGCGAATTAAATCCGCACTTAATGGATAAGCCAGTCATTCCCATAGGAACACCAGTAATATTGCCAGAAACTGACACGGAAAAGATCAGCGTGGCAAGTGACACTATACAACTTTGGAGCTGATATGCACGACACACCATCAAAAGCGTCTTACACATCAGGATTATTTGCCTTCTTCATAGGACGCATTGCGGATATGTTCTCAAATGTAAATTGGGCAGACGTGGCATCTGTAACAGGTATTGTGATCGGCGTCGCAACATTCCTTGTAAATTGGTATTACAAGAAAAAAGATTTTGAATTAAAAGAAAAAGAATTGAATCAACGGAGCCATCACCATGATTAAACGATCAGCGAAATACGTCTGCGCCGTCACGGCTGTTGTAGGGCTTGCTATTGCCACGCACGGAAATGAAATTCGAACATCAGAAAAAGGCTTGTTGTTGATTGGCAATGCAGAAGGTTGCATGCAAAAACCCTATCAATGCCCCGCTGATGTTTTAACAGTCGGCATTGGCACAACGGATGCAGTAGAAAAAATCAACCGAAACAAAATTTACACCTTGCAAGAAGTGGCCGAATTATACACGAAAGGCATTAAACAAGCCGAAAAATGTGTGAATACGTATGCAAACGGTCAAGCAATGCCGCAAGGTGCATTTGATGCCTTAGTGTCAATTACCTTTAATGCAGGATGCGGGAACTTAAAAAACAGCACGCTTTTTAAAATGGCACGGAAAGGATATAGCAAAGCCATGTGCGGTCAATTTGAACGATGGATTTATGCAAACGGCGTTCCACTGAAAGGCTTAATTGAAAGACGACAAAAGGAGAAAGCATTATGTTTGGGTTCTTAACGAAAAAAGAAAAATACATTTTATTGGTTGGCCCGCTCATGCTTGTGGCAATTATCCTATTTCAAGGGTGGCAAGCCAACCACTGGCGAGCCGAAGCCGCCAAAGAGGAACAATTAAAACAACAATGGGAAGCGTCTTACGTTGCCTTAAATGAAAGCGTGGATAAATTCAATGAGCAACAAAAAGCACTTACGGAAGCCGTCAACCAGTTAAAAATCTCTCAAACCAAGCAAACACAGGATTTAAAAAATGCACTTAAAAAACACCAAGATTGGGCTGACACTTTTATCCCTGATGATGTTAGCGGCGTGTTCAACAACACCGAAAATCATTAAACAGCCAATTCTATGCCCGCAAGTTGCAGAATGTACGCCATTTGCCGCCACAATTAAAACTAACGGCGATTTGGCGAACGCTTATCTACAAAGCCAACAAAAGCTAAGTATCTGCATTGTTGAAAATCAAGCATTAAAGAAATGCATTGATGAATTTAATAAACAGGAAAAACAATGACAGATCAATTTAACCGTGCGCAAGAACTCGAACAAATGACACGAGACATTGCGTTACAAAAACACCGCACTTTTAAAGCAATCAGTGCGTTTTATTGCGAAGATTGCGACATCCCAATTCCTGAAAAACGCCGCCAATTAATTCAAGGCGTAACCCGTTGCGTGGATTGTCAGCAAAAATATGAAATGCAACAACGGAATTTCAGAAAATGAGAAAAATAAGTCTTTATCTCGCCATTACCGCATCATTGCCGTGTTTAGCAAGCACGTACACCGTACCATTTAGAGATGGTCCATTTGGTAAATATTCAAATTACCCTGACGGAAGAATAACAGAAGTATGCATTCATCAAGTAGGCTATTTGATGACGGACACTGGACATTTGATTGTTGCCGTAGATAAAGACAACCGACCATTAATTTGCAGAGATACGCAAAATGAAAAAGCCAAACCAACTGCGCAAAATCCTTGAGCAAAGTCACCAAGACTTTGTGAAAAATCCTGACCGCTTACAGCTTTATGTTGACGGCGGTCAAGTTGTTGCAACTGGCAGCACATCACTGAGCTTTGAGTATCGTTACACACTCAACATCATCATCACCGATTTTTCCTTTGATATTGCAAGCCTCATTGTGCCGATTAATGCGTACTTACGGAAAAACCAACCTGAACTATTCGAAAATCCGCAACGCCGTGAAAACGCCTTTAAATTCCAAATGGATTACAACAATAACAACACAGCGGACGTATCTTTTGAAATCCAACTTACCGAACGAGTTGTGGCAAAACAAGTGGGCGAAAATGTGCAGATGACATACGCCACAGAGCCAACCGCACCGGAATGGGAACAGTTAGGAAAAGTGAAAGTGTATCTAGGCGAAATTACGGATGAAAATTTAATTTTTAAAGGCGGTGAATAATGGCAACGGTGGAGGAAATCCAAGCGAAACTGACCGCACTCATTAATAATCTCTCACCGCAAGCCCGTCGCCAGTTGGCCCGCAACATTGGGCAAGCTTTAAGAAAAAATCAACAAGCCCGCATCGCACGTCAAGAAAACCCAGACGGCACAGCATTTGAGCAAAGAAAACCAAGAAAAGAATTTGGCAAAAAGAAAGGCAGAATTAAACGAAAAGCCATGTTTGCGAAGTTGAGAACGGCAAGATATTTCAAAATTCAAAGCAATGCCAATGAAGTGTCGGTTGGGTTTACTGGACCAAGTTCAACAATCGCAAAAATCCATCAATACGGATTAATGGGCGGTCCATCAGGTCCACATGGGTTTAAGGTACGTTATGCACAGCGTGAATTATTAGGTTTCAATCAACGCGATTTAGATTTGATTGAAGATTTAGTCATTAAGCATCTAAGTATTTAACAGCGAGTTTTCATGAATAATTTGCAATTATCAGTTTTATTAAACGCTATTGACAGAATGTCAGCTCCATTGAATAACGCAAGTAAAAGCGTGTCGGAGCTTTCCAAAAAACTTAAAGAAAATAGAGCTGTTCGCGCCCACTTAAGCAAGCAGGAACGAGAAAACGAAGCGGCTATCAAAAAGTATGCAGCAAAGATCAACCCATTAAAAAACAAATTAAGCGCACTCAACAATGAAGTGGCAAAAGCAAAGCAGAAAGCCGCCTTATACACCAATCAATTAAACAGTGCGAAAAATCCAACCGAGCAATTCAAAAATAAAGTATTGGCCGCACAACAAGCCGTCAAAAAATTAACCGCCGAGCAAATGGCGACAGCTAATAAATTAAAGCAAACACGCCAAGAACTTAATGCTGCAGGATTATCATCAAAAACACTTGCACAACGTCAAAGTGAATTAAAAAGCAAAATGAGCGCGGCAAATCAGCAGATTAGCAATCAATCCGCCGCATTGAGTAAATTAAACGCCAAACAGGCGGCTTATAATCGCTATCGTGGGAAAGTCGATAATCTCAAAGACATTAACAGCAAAGCACAAATTGTCGGTGCGCAAGCACTTGCAGCAGGCGCGACCATCACCGCACCTTTGGTCGGTTCCGTGCGTGATTTCATGAGCTTTGAAGATGCTATGGTTGGCGTAGCAAGACAAGTGCAAGGCTTGAAAGATGACGCAGGGAATTTCACGTCTGAATTTGAACAGTGGAAATTAAATATTCAGGATCTATCAAAAGAATTGCCGCTCACTACCGTGCAAATTGCCAATATGATTGAAAGTGCGGCAAGAATGGATGTGCCAAAAGAACAGCTTGCCGAATTTGTGCGATTAAATACACAAATGGCAACGGCATTTGATGCAGCTAATCCGGATGAGCTTGTCGAACAATACGGCAAAGTAACAAAAAACTTTAAACTATCTGCACAAGCATCACGCGAACTGGCTGATGCCATTAACTATCTTGATGATAACGCCATTTCTAAAGGCACAGAAATCATCGGATTTATGAACCGAGTTTCGGGGATTTCTGGCATCGCTAATATTAGTGAAAAGAACATGGCGGCTTTAGGCTCAACATTGCAAACTGCGGGGGCGGCAGAAGAACAATCAGCGACAGCCGTCAATGCGATCTTCACGCGCTTGTCACAAGCAAGTAAGAAAAAGCCTGTTAAAAATGGCTTGGCCGCGTTAGGGTTAAGTGCAAATGCTGTTGAATTAGGCATGGTTAAAGATGCACAAGGCACTATTTTTAAAATCGTGGACGCACTCAAAAAGCTGCCTGAATCAAAACGCCTTGGCACTATTGCTGACTTAGTTGGCACGGAACACACAAAAACGCTCGCATTGTTAGTATCAAATACTGAAGAATGGCGCAGACAAATTGAACTAGCCAATAGTGAAGCGGCAAAAGGCTCAATGGGGCGTGAATTTGACACGAGAATGAAAGCGCTGTCGTCTAAATGGGGCATTTTTAAAAACAGACTTTTCAATCTCAATTCCGTTATTGGGGGAGCCCTTGCGCCAACGCTTGAACGATTAATGGATAAAATCGGCGGCGTGGTTGAAAATATCAAAAATTGGATTGTCGCCAATCCGAAACTAACATCCTATATTGTCATGTTTGCAGGTGCGATTGGCGGAGCATTGACGATTTTTGGGGCATTAAGCACAGTTTTAAGCTTTGTTTTATACCCTATCGCACGTTTAGGCTTAGCATTGGAAAATTTAGGCGTGCTATTGCCAAGAATTGGCGGTGCAATCGTTCGTGGATTGTTGTCACCGCTTAAATTTGTGGGGCTTGCATTATCCCCTATCGGTGCCGCTATCATTGCTGCAGGTATGGCCATATTTAAATATTGGCAACCGATCAGCTCATTCTTTAGTGGATTTTTAAGCGGGCTACAATCAGGATTACAACCCGTCATAGACAAATTCAAGCCGCTTGTCGGTTGGATTGAAAGTGCTTTTAACTGGTTCACTAACCTACTTGCGCCAGTACAAAGCACAAAAGAAGATTTAGATGCTGCCGCTAGTGCAGGTAAGAAATTCGGCGAATGGCTTGCTGCAGGTATTGATTTAGTGACAAAACCTTTGCAATGGTTGATGGATGGCATTAAGTGGGTGCTTGATAATATGCCAACGCTTGAAGGCATTGGAAAAACAATCGACGCGGCAAAACAAAAAGTGTCAAATGCCACAGCTAATGCCATGAATAACAGCGCAGCAGGAAACTATTTCATGACAGGTGCAGGGCTAGACGTGCCAAATGTGAATAGATGGTCAGGCGGTTACGCGGGAAATGGCGGAAAATATGAACCTAAAGGCATTTTTCACGGTGGCGAATACATCATGACAAAAGAAGCTACAAACCGTCTAGGCATCGCCACGCTGAACGCCTTAAATTACGGAAAACAAGCCTTAATTGCGGGCGGTTTAGGTATCGGACTTGCCACAGCCGCACCAATTCAGGTGGATAACAGACCGCCAATTTCCGCACGTCCAAGCATCAGCCAAACCATGCAACCAATGGCGGTCAATATCACCATTAATGCACAAGCAGGGCAAAATGAACGACAAATCGCCCAACTTGTTGCAGCCGAGCTTGAACGAATCAACCGACAACAACAAGCAAGGGCAAGAAGTCGAATGACAGATCGGGCATAAAAAATAAAAGGGCGAAAGCCCTTTTTTGTTACCAAGTTTTTCACACTCCCCCACACTCGCAAAATTAAACAAACTCACCAAAAATAGGGGCAATTATTACAAGTAGAAATCCGCCCATGTCAGCCGATAACAACCGCAGAATTGAAAGCATCATCCGCTTTGGCTTAATTGCCGAAGTCGATCATGCACAAGCAAAAGCACGGGTAAAGTGCGGCGAGATTTTGACGGATTTTTTGCCGTTTATCACTTTCCGCGCAGGCACAACAAAAACATGGTCGCCGCCAACACAAGGTGAACAATGCGTCATCTTGGCGGCAAGTGGTGAACTAACAACAGCGTGCATCATCACAGGGCTTTACACTCAAAACAGTCCAAGCCATTCAGCCGATGAACACGTGATCGAATTTGCCGATGGCGCAAAAATCACCTACAACCAAGCCAACGGCGATTTGGTTGTGACAGGAATAAAAACCGCCAACATCAAAGCCGAGAATCAAATCAATATTGACTGCCCCACTGTCAACATTAAAGGCAATGTGAATATTGACGGAGAAGTGACATCAACAGGCGACATGATAGCGGGCGGCATTAGTCAGATGAAACATAAACACAAAGATGTTTCGAAAGGTAAAGACAAAACTGGAGAGCCTGAATAATGAATCGATTTACAGGCGAGAAAATCACAAGCGAAACGGAACACATCAAACAGTCAATCGCAGACATTTTATTGACGCCAATCGGTTCACGTTTACAACGCCGAGATTATGGCAGTCGTATTCCTGAACTCATTGACAGACCAATGAATCACGCTTTGTTGCTCCAACTTGCCGCAAGTGCGGTAATGGCATTACACAAGTGGGAACCACGCGTGACGATTAGCCAATTTAAACCACAGCTTACAGAAAACGGCATCACTTGCTCCATCGTAGGCAGAACAAGAAATCAAAACAACGTCATCAATTATGATGATGTATGGCTAGGCGGTAAGAATGAGCGAATTAGTTGATTTATCAAAACTTGACGCACCGAAAGTTTTAGAAGATCTTGATTTTGAAACATTGCTTGCGGAAAGAAAGCAAGAATTCATCAATTTATTTGACGAATCAGAACGTGCATTCTGGCAGTCTCGCTTAAGCCTTGAAAGCGAACCCATTACAAAACTCTTACAAGAAGTTGTCTATTTGCAACTGCTTGAACGCACACGCATCAATCAAGCCGCACAGGCAACCATGCTTGCTTATGCAACAGGGAGCGATTTAGACGTTATCGCCGCCAACTACAACGTAAAACGCTTACTTATTCAAGCGGAAGATAACTCAACGACACCACCAAAGCCAGCAATCTACGAAAGCGATGCGGAACTTCGAATTAGAACACAACTAGCCTTTGAAGGAATGTCAGTCGCAGGGCCAAGAAACGCTTATGTGTTTCACGCCTTATCCGCTCACGGCGATGTGGCTGACGTGTCAGTTGTATCACCTGAACCCGCCCATGTTACCGTCACTATTTTAAGCCGAACTGGGCAAGGCGTAGCAAGTGAACAAGTGTTGAAAGCCGTCCGAGAAAAATTGAATGAAGAAACCATTCGACCAATCGGGGATCGTGTAACAGTGCAAAGTGCCACAATCCAAACATACGAAATCCGAGCAAAATTGCATTTATATCGTGGGCCTGAATATGAAGCAATAAAAGCTGAAGCAATGAAAAAACTCACTGCATACACCGCAGAAAAACGCAGATTAGGTCGAGATATTAGCTTGTCGGGAATTTATGCTGCACTACACCTTGAAGGCGTTCAACGAGTGGAATTACTCACACCAACAGCCGATATTGTTTTGCCTAGCTCAAAATCAGGCTATTGCACAAATATTAATATTGAGATTGTAGTAAGCGATGATTACTAATCACCTATTGCCAATCGGTTCAACAAAACTGGAAAAACGAGCCGCAGAAATTTTAAAAAGTGCGGTTGAAAATCCAGTCATTATTGCTGACTTGATCAACCCTGAAAAATGCCCATCAGAGCTTCTATCCTATTTGGCATGGGCGTTTTCGGTAGATAAATGGGACGAAGATTGGAGCGAAGAAGTCAAACGCATTGCCATTAAACAATCTTTTTTTGTGCATAAACACAAAGGCACCATCGCCGCCGTAAAACGAGTGATCGAACCAATAGGCTATCTTGTTGAATTAAAAGAATGGTTCAATCAAAAACCGCAAGGCAAAGCAGGCACGTTTAGCATTACCGTAGAAGTGCCGGAAACAGGATTGAACGAGCAAACCTACAACGAATTAGTGCGATTAATCAATGATGTAAAACCTGTTTCACGCCATTTGTCACAACTCGCCATCGCTATTTCACCAACTGGCACAATGAATACATTCTTTGGGCAACAAACTGGCGAAATCGTCAGCGTTTACCCTATTTAAGGATTTATATGACAGCACAATATTTCACAGTATTAACCAACTACGGCACACAAGCTTTTGCAAAAGCCATCGCAACCAATCAACCAATTCAATTTTCAAGCTTTGCCGTGGGAGATGGTAACGGTCAAGCCGTTACCCCAACTGCAGACCGCACAGCGTTGGTGAAAGAGACACACCGAGCCAATGTCAGTGCCGTGTCACTCGATCCACGCAACAACAAGCAAATCATCATTGAATTGACAATCCCAGAAGATGTGGGCGGGTTTTATATCCGAGAAATGGGCGTTTTCGATAGCGCAAACAAATTAGTGGCTTATGCCAATGCGCCTGAAAGTTTTAAGCCAACACTCGAAAGCGGAAGCGGCAAGGTGCAAGTGTTGCGGATGATTTTAAAAGTCAGCAATTCCCAAGCCGTTACATTAAGCATCGATAATTCAGTGATTTTTGTTACACGTCAGCAATTTAATCCGAAAAAAATTACATCATCAACCACAAATGGCTTTGATGAAAGCGGACATACACACGAAATCGAAAAAGCTGATACAACAAAAGCAGGTATTGTACAACTCACCGATGATACAGGGCTTGATAGTGACAAATTGGGATTGTCTGCAAGAGCCGGTAAAAAACTTGCACAACTCATCAGCACGGTTCAACTCGCACTTGGCAATTACATTCCAAACAACAAAAAATCAAATTCAGTTACTAGCACAAGTAATGACAATGTGGCGACATCGTCAGCCGTCAAAACAGCTTACGACAAAGGAGTTGAAGCAAAAACGGCAGCTGATGAGGCAAATAGTAATGCCAATGGGCGTGTACCATATAAATTAGGTAGTAATAACTATGCCCAAGTTATTGCTAATAGAGATGGTTATGGTGGTTATGAGATTGCAGGGGGAAAAAATAATAGCTCATACAGAATTGAATCAGAAGATAATCATATCAAATTTTGGTCAAGCGTTAACGGTACTAACTATGCACTACATCTACCGGCATTAACTAATGGCTGGCTGGCATTACAAAGCGATGTAGATAAAAAAGTATCAAAGGCAGGAGATGAGATTGAGTGGCTTAATATTAAACGCCAGCATGCATGGTTAAATATTACAAGTACTAATGATGATGGTGCTTCAGTTGATTTTGCTGTTAAAGGATCTAAATATGCGCAAGCCTCAGTTGAGGCAAGAAGCTCTAGTGGTTATTCGAGCGAACTAAGATTTCACTTAACGCCAAGTGGTAACAATTACGATAGTGACAGACGTCAGCATATTATGACAGTAGGTGCTAATGGTAATATTTGGGCTAAGTCATATGGATGGTTGCATGATTACTTCATGAAAAGATCTGACTTTATTCAAACCTGGTACCCAAATCATTACAACGGGACCACAGTTTACAAGATTAGACATCTTAATTTAATGATTACTGTAATGTATGCCACAGGAGATAAGGAGCTTATTTTGCCTGAAATTTATGATGGTCATTTTGGCGTGTGGGCAACAGATAGAGGGACAGGAAAAATATCAGTCAATAGCAATTATACTGTCGGTAATAACCGTGTTAGAGTTGGCGGTAGAGGAGATACTGCCGTGGCAGTATTAGTTATTGGTTATAAAAACGTTTAGGAAATATATGTTAAAACAATTTAACCCAGAATTATTATCATTTAGAGATCCAACTACAAAAGAAGATGGTTGGTTCGATGTCGCCACACAAGATGATATTAATGCTATTTCATTGAGTATTACAAATGGTGGTAGTGTTTGGATCGAAAATGGACAAATAAAATGCTCAGGAAAAGCTCCGAGTGAATTTCATTTTTTTAATGATAAAACAAAAAAATTCGAAATTTCAGACAATAAAAAAAATGAGTATTTAAATAAGCGAAAAACTAATTTAATGCAAGTTATTGCCAATAAAACTGATAATTTTAAGGCACAATATCTTGCAGGCTATTCGCAAGCGGAAATTGATAGTTTTTACCGACAAGAACGTGAGGCGCGAAACGAATTGCCATTGATGTTACTTACTGAAATCTTTGAAGGGCGCGATGACTTAAAATCAGTCGATGAGCTGAAAAAGAAAGTAATTGAAAAAGCGGATTTGTTTGCAATCATCATGGGGAAATTATTTGCCATTAAGCAAGGATTTGAAACCAACATTGAAAAGGCCAAAACAATGGAAGAACTGGATAAAATTGAAGAGGATATTAACAAATGGCAAAAGATTTAAAAACATGGGGCTATCACGTTTTAATCGCTGCCGATCAGTTTTTTAATGCTCTTACTGGCGGTGCAGCAGACGAAACATTATCAAGTCGCACCTATCGCGGAGCGATATTAGCCGAGCAACCGAAAAAACGGTGGCGTGTACTCTACCGTTTCATCAATGGATTATTTAGAGATAAAAACCATTGCAAGACCGCATATGAAAGCGAAATAAACGGCAAGCAACAAGACGAGCGATTTCCATCACGAATAAACAAATAAAAGGGCGAAAGCCCTTTTTGTTACCCCGTTTTTCACACTTCCAACCGCTCGCACTGCTCCATTCTCTCGATCACAATAAAGACATTATTTAACCAATAGAAACCATAGGGCTAAAATATGTCTGATGAATATCTCCATGGGGTCAAGGTAACGGAAATTGCCGAAGCCTTGCGAACACTCACCACATCATCCACTGCCGTGATCGGTTTAGTGGCAACGGCAGCAGATGCAGATGCAACTGTTTTTCCACTCAATAAACCCACTCTTTTAACAGGTATCACCGCCGAAGTCCAAGCCAAAGCAGGTAAAAAAGGCACGCTATCTCGTGCGTTAGATGGCATTGCGGATATTGTAAATTGTAAAGTGGTCGTCATTCGTGTGGAAGAAAGTGATGACGAAAGCACAATGAAAGCAAACGTCATCGGCACAGTGGACAGCGACGGCAATTACACTGGCTTAAAAGCGTTCTTAGTATCTGCTGCCGTTTGTGGCGTGAAACCGCGTATTTTCTGCGTGCCGAAGTATGACAGCCAAGATGTCACCACCGAGCTTTTAAGCGTGGCGAAAAAACTGAATGGCTTTGTATACGCGTCGTGTGGTTCAGCCAAAACCAAAGAAGAAGCGGTCACTTATCGCCGTAATTTCTCACAGCGTGAATTAATGCTGATTTTCGGTGACTTCTTGTCGTTCAACCCGAACACCAAATCAACCGAAGTGGATTATGCCGTTGTCCGTGCGGCGGCTATGCGTGCGTATCAAGATAAAGAATACGGCTGGCACACATCCATTTCGAACAAAGGTTTAACTGGCGTGACTGGCGTCACTAAGCCGCTTTCATTTGACATCAACGACAGTGCGACCGATGTCAACTATCTGAACGAACAAGGCATCACTTGTTGCGTCAATCACAATGGCTTCAAATTATGGGGCTTGCGCACCTGTTCAGCCGACAAGTTATTCATCTACGAAAACTCCACCCGCACCGCTCAAGTGTTGAAAGACACCATCGCACAATCTTTTGATTGGGCAGTGGATAAGAACATCAGCGTGATGTTGGTGAAAGAAATCGTGGAAGCGATCAATGCGAAATGGCGTGAATATGTGGCGAAAGGTTACTTAATCGGAGGTAAAGCATTTATCAATTCATCACTGAATACTGCCGCAACCTTAAAAGATGCAAAACTGCTTGTGTCTTATGATTACTGCCCTGTTCCGCCATTAGAACAATTAGGCTTTAACCAATACATCAGCGATGAATACCTTGTGGAATTCGCCGCAGAGATTGCCAAAGTAGGAGCATAACAAATGGCTTTACCACGTAAATTGAAACTTATGAACTTCTTGGCTGACGGTAATTCTTACCGTGGCCAAGTCACTGAAATCACCCAACCTAAATTGGCAATGAAACTGGAAGAATACCGTGCAGGCGGAATGATTGGTCCAGTGAAAGTGAATTTAGGCGTGGAAGGCTTGGAAGCGCAATTCAAAATGGGCGGTTACATGACCGAACTCATCAAAGAATTTGGCGGCAAAATTGACGGTTCAGCATTACGCTTTGCGGGTGCATACCAACAAGACGACACCGAAGAAGTCACCGCCATTGAATTGATTATGCGTGGTCGTTTCAGCGAAATTGACAACGGCACAAGCAAATCAGGCGATGACACAGAACAAAGCTACACCGTGCCATTAACCTATTACAAAATCATCGAAAACGGCAAAGATTTGGTCGAAATTGATTTACTCAACTCAATCTTTATTGTCGGCGGTACTGACCGCTTGGCAGAACACCGTTCAGCGATTGGCATCTAATCACCACCTAGCCCCGCAAGGGGCTTTTATTAAATCACTCCCCCACGCTTAAGCGTGGCATTTTTAAAGGTATAAAAAATGAAAAACGAAAACAGCAAAGTGATCACATTAACGAATCCACTTGTGCGTGGCGAAAACAAAATCACCGAAATCACCGTCAACAAACCAACCGTGCCGGCACTAAAAGGCTTGAAAATGTTTGACGTGTTGCAAATGGACGTGGACGCATTGCAAGTGTTACTCACTCGCGTGACAAATCCTGTGTTGCACAAATCTGACTTTTCCACAATGGAAGTGGCAGACTTCACCGAGCTTGCGGCGGTGGCTGTCGGTTTTTTAGGGAAGAATTCGGAAGCGGAAGCGACCGAATAATGATTGCCGCCACGGTAGAAGATGCCATGGCGGACATTGCACTGATTTTCCATTGGCAACCACAAGCCTTTGAGCAAATGACATTTGCCGAATTAATGACATGGCGAGAAAAAGCAAGGGAACGAAATGAAACAGAAACTGATTGATTATTTATTAAATATGCCACGGCATATTGTCTGGCGTGGAATCTTTATTCTTTCCATCTCATTTTGGTTGCTTGTGATTTTCGGTATTGCATTTCTCTTTCGCTAATTCATCAAGTGCGGTCAGAAATCACGGGATTTTTTGACCGCACTTTTCTTTAGGATAAAACATGAAATCAATTCTAATCTTCTTTTTCTATTTTTTATCAATTATTGCCGTCACAGGGTACGCCACGTTTTTGATGTATCACAACATTGACGGGTGGGGATGGGTTATTTTTATTGATGTTTTATTGATGTTAATGACCGTCAAAGTTGAGGACGATAAATAATGTTTCAAAACTTTGCTTTAGCCGCACTTGGGATGTTTGTTTTTACACGGCAAACCGTGCCTTTCCAAAGCTTAGACCGCACATCAACGTGGCGACATCCAACCAATGCGATTGTGGGCGCAATGCCGAAATCACAATTCACCGGAAAGGAAAGCGAAACAGTGACAATCGGCGGACGACTTATCCCCGAAATCACGGGTGGCAGATTTTCCATTAAAGCGTTGGAATTAATGGCAGACAGTGGCGGTGCCTTTCCACTGATTGACGGTGCAACCTTTGAGATTATTGGCTTTTTTGTGATTGAAAACATCCAAGAAACCCGCACAGAATTCTTTGGCGATGGTGCGCCACGAGCCATTGACTTCACCATGAATTTAAAACGCACTGACGATCCGATGTTGATTGCCATTGCAGACAGTTTAATGAGTAATCTGTAATGTTAGGCTTAGATTTTAACGACAATCACCGCACACCCGCTTTTAAAGTGGTGATCACCACGAAAGACAACAAACAGCAAGACATCACGCAAGTGGTATCAAGCCGATTGATTAATTTGTCTTTAACCGACAATCGCGGCTTAGAAGCGGACACGCTCGACTTAGAATTATCCGACCATGACGGCAAACTGGCTTTACCGCCACGCAATGCCACAATCAGCCTTGCACTAGGTTGGAAAGGCGCACCGCTGATTGACAAGGGGCAATATTCAGTCGATGAAGTGCAGTTTGCAGGCGGGGCATCGTCTGCTGATAAGCTCACCATTCGGGCAAGAGCGGCAGATTTAAAAGGTACGTTCACCGAACAAAAAGAGCGGTCATTTCATCAAAAGAAATTGGGCGAAATCGTCAACGAAATTGCACAAGGGAATAAACTTAAAAGCCAAGTGGCGAAAGAGCTTGCAAGCCGATTAATCGACCACATCGACCAAACCAACGAAAGTGATATTAATTTGCTGACACGCCTTGCAGAAGAACACGGGGCAATGTGTACGGTGAAAAATGGCACGTTGCTCTTTATGCCATTAGGAAAAGCAAAAACCGCCACAGGGAAAGATATTCCACTGCGTAAAATCACCCGCAAGAATGGCGACAACTACAATTTTTCTATTGCCGAAAGTGAAAACTACAAAGCCGTGCGGGCGTATTGGCACGATACGGACAGCGGCAAGCGTGGCGAAATCACGGTGGATGAAAACACCAAGATTGTAAAAAAACAGCGAATGACGAAAGGCAGAACGCTAAAAAACGGCACAGTGAAAGGAAGCCGATTAAGTAAACGCAAATACAACGAAATTGAGCAACAAGAACCCATTACAAGTGACAGTTCTCAAATAAAATCACTGCGACACACCTACGCAAGCGAGAAAACCGCAATTACTGCCGCCAAATCCGCCTTTGATAAGCTAAAACGTGGCGTGGCAACACTTAGCCTTGATCTCGCCTTTGGTGAACCTGATTTAATGCCAGAAACGCCGATTGAACTTTCAGGGTTTAAAGCAGAAATTGACGCAACAAACTGGCTGATCACGAGAGTGACGCACAATATTTCAGACAGAGGCTTTACCAGTCACGCTGAATGCGAATTGAAAGTGGAAGATGAAGAAGTAGAAGTCAAGAAGGAGAAAAAATAAAATGGGAATTGTAAAAAGCGTTGTTTTTCATTCAAACGGCACATTTTTTAATATAGACAGCCAAGCCGATGGCCTTTGCTTAGACTTAGGCAAAAACATTGGCGTGGCTGTACTAGAAAAATGCGGCACAGAACGTGGCTATACTACATATAAAATTATAAGAATAATGACGGCAAATAGCCCACTCCCCTATTCACTAATTCAGTCAGAATTTGTTTTATGGAATCGGCAGGAAGCGATTTTAGTTGATCAATCATTTTCTGCTTATCGCTCGGGTTTAGGCTTGAACCATCAATCACAGAGATAAGCAATTCTACTGAACTAGGATGAAGCTTAACGGTGGATACGTTCAAAATAGCGGATAATCCACCGTCATCTTCTATAAAGTCAATGCCTGTGTGCGTGATGCGGTAGCTAGAGCCTTTTTGTTCCAATAATCCGTGCGAACTTAAATAAATCAAATTTTCTCGCAAGTGTTTGAGTGTTGACATGTCTACTTTTATTTTCAAGAAAAGCTCAAACTGTTCGCTTAGATCTGGGCATTCAGCGCCGTCAATACAAGTGGCATAAATTAAGCGTTCTTCAATAAAAATATCATAATGAGATTTTAAAAAATGCAAAACGTGATTTTGCAAAGTGCGGTCGATTTTCATTTTCCTAGGTTGTCCAAATTTTATAGTGATACTGAAAAACGAACAGTGGATACACGTTAAGGGTAATCCTCACCACCATTCGGGTATTTGCACCGTTTTAGCCGATTGATTGCCATCTGCCAGCCACGAAAGAAGCCATATTTTCGCAAGGCTAAAATCGCATAGTTTGAACAGCTCGGTTCAAACCGACAGGCATCACGAATTTTTTGCGGTGCAAGATATTGATAAAGTAAAATAAGTTGAATACTAAGCCAAGCCATTAGTCATTTTTTTCACGTCTAAAAGTGATAACTTTATGAATCTTGGATGTTGTTTTACCACCTGAAAAACACCCTGCAGCTTCTTCAGTAGAAAAATCATCTATCCTGAAAAACTCCCAACCTAACCTAGCCTGTTCATTCACCAGTTCTTGTAAATAGTCTGCTGCTGCAGTTTGAATATTCTTTCTTTGCGCAATAATATGTGGCGCAGCTTGAATCATTTTATATTCATATTGCATAACCAAATTCCCCTTAGGTTTGTTTTATTAAAATAAATCACCACTTCCGCCACTTCATCGGCATGCTGAATACTACTCTGCCGTGGATAAACACGTCATCATCTTGCGTGAATGTCCATTCTTTGTAGGTTGGGTTGTCGGAAATGACGAGCATTTCTTTTCCCACTTTTTGCAAACGCTTGATGAATGTTTGGCCGTCAAAGGTGAAAACATAAAGACCATCGGCGGCAAAGTAATTTTCGGAAATATCCACATAAAGCAAATCACCGCTTTCAAGGGTTGGCGCCATGCTATCCCCTTTCACTGTGATCAACTTCAAATGTTTTGCATCAGCACGTCCAAATTGTTGACGGAAGAACGTTAAATCAAACTCTTGTGAAAGCAAGCCTTGTTCGGTTGGGCTTAAATATGCCCCGTTTCCGGCACTCGCTTCCACGTCCAAAATATCAATCCGCACTGTGTTTGGGTTTTGCGGTTCGCTCACTTCTACAATGCGATAAGACGGATCAGGGTCGCCTTCACCTGTTTTTAACCAATGCGGGTCCACATTAAGTGCGGTCGCAATTTCTAAAATATTTTTAGGGTTTAAGGTTTCGCCTCTAACTATTTTTGAAATAGCTTGTTGAGAAACGCCAACCTGCTTTGAAAAAGCATTAACGGAAAGGCGGTTTTCGTGCAATAAATCTTGAAGGCGAGTTGCTAAATCTGACATAAAAATTCTCCTGTTTGTAAAAATACAACTTAAGTTTTAAAAAAACAAGTGAATAATAGTTGCATATCTTCAACTTTAGTAGTAATATCTATTTCAACTTAGGTTGAAAGGTGATTTTATGAAAGGAATTAAACAAGCAGTTGCACTTTGCAACGGGCAATCTTCCCTTGCTAGAGCTTGCGGAGTGAGCCAAACAGCGGTGCTTAAGTGGCTTTGCGGTGGGAAAATGGATGTGAAATATATTCCTGCCATTATCAAAGCAACAGAAGGCAAAGTAAGAGCCGAAGATTTACGCCCTGATGTTGATTGGGCAGTGATTAGAAACAGTTAAGGTGGTGAATGTGAACGTAGATCATAAATGCGCAAATTGCGGAAGTAACAACATCCGTGTGCGAACTTCCGAAAAGATCGGTTTATTGTCAATCGATGTATTGGCTTACTGCAACAACTGCGGCACAGAATTAAGAGTGCAAAGCCAAATTACAAGAGTAAGAACGCCAATCTATAACGACCGACCAGAAGCATTAAGTGCGAATAAGCCGTTAAATCAGATTGACGAGCGTCAGCAAGAAATCGACATCTAGTCTTTAATTTCCATCAAGATTTTTAAACACAGTCGTTTGAAGAAATTCATGCGACAGGATTTTTGCAACCAAAATTTAGGGAGAACCAAAAAATACACCTACGACAACGGCAGAACACGCAAAGACCGTGTGAATGTATGGCAGTTAGAAAAACGTGTGAAAAAGTTGGAAACGCAAATTCAAATCATCAGCCGTCACATTAATCATCAAGCAGAATTAAACAAACAACAAGTGCTATTGAATGAAACACTTTCCGACCGTGTGGCACTGCTTGAAAAAGCTAGTTGGAGCAAGCAAGGGATGTTTGGTCGTTGGTTAAGTTGGGTTCAAGGCAAATAAGCAAGGGGGCGTGTGATGTACGTTTCAGGCAACGAAAGTGCGGCGGCAAAATTCTGCAAAGAAAATCAAATTGCGGTTGAACAGGTGCAAAGTTGGGGCGATTGCCGCCACGTTATCGGTAAAAGTCGCTATCGCGTGGAATACGCTTTCAGCAACCTTTCACAAGGCGAAAGAGAAATCTTATTAGCGATGGCAGAACTCGACATCAATGATTTAGTTAGCAGCACATTTTCAGGCGAGAAACTACACCACTACACCGAAAACGGACAACGCAAAATCGCCAAGGCATTTCGCAAAGTGCGGTTGATTTCGGGAATGTTTCCGAAAGGCATTACCGAACGCGAATTCACATTGATTGATAAAGCATTGAATTAGGGGGAAGTATGGCAACCGTGATTTTAAGCCGTGGCGCATTGAGCATTGTGGCAAAGGAATATTATCAAAAACTCGATAAGGCACAGGAAAAACTCTTCGCTTACATCTATCACTTAGACAAAGGCGATGAAGAGCAAGCAAGACAAGCATTTAATGAATTTATTGAAAACGGCGACTTGGCGACAAAAGCACGCCAAATCTTTTTACAAAAATACAGCGATTGGGAGCAATGGCAAGCCAATCCACGGAGAAAAACAAAATGAGTACTGACATTTACATCAATTTAGATTGCGGTGCGGAATTGCAAATCACCAAGATTGGCGACCGCTTTCAAGTATTAGAAATCGTGGCAGATAGTGACGGTTGGCGAAAACAAAAAGCAAGAGTGATTGGGCGATTACATAACACCATCATTGGCGCAGTGAATGAAGTCAGCAACTTTGCCTTAGCACAATATGAAGTGCTTTCACTCACTGAAATGGAAAGTGCGATTAATTCAACCAATCAAGCCATTAAAGATTACTTTGATCAACACAACGAATATTTAGCTAACTTACAAAGAGCATAGAAATAACATGATGAACTGGGAGCAACAACGAGACAATAACATCGCTAAACGTGATTCAGCGATGGAAGAAGCTCGTTTGGCAAGAATGGAAAGTGCGGCTAAAACTCACCGCACTTTAGACTTGCCGCAAGCAACTGCCGCACAAATTGAGCTGTTTGCGGTTGCCCCTAATCATTTTGATTATGTTGAAAAACTGCTTTCTGATTTGCCACGCAAACGCCAACGTGAACACTTCCGCAATGTGTGGTTGCGTGCTTATCGCAGTGTGAAAGATGATGGGTCAATTAGTTTTAGCTTAGGCAATAAACAAGCCCGCATTGCAAACACAACCTTGCGTGATGTTTTGACCAATCGTTTGGAAGCCGTTTTTGAGCAATATTGCATTTCTGTTTCGTGGTTGATTGAACGCAAACGCTATTCAGCAAATTTGGCCATGCAAAAGCCTGTGGATAGTCAAGGCTTGCATTTTTATCTATTAGGCGAACGCCAATTAAAAGAAATCGCCTATAAACTCGCCTTACACTTCAACGGATTGCAAAGCGATTTTGTGGAAGATTGTGCCAATCAAAAAGCCGTTGGGCTATTAAGTGCGGTCGATTTTTCACGTTTAAGCAGTGAACTGCACCGCATTTGCGCTGATGTTTGCAAGAACATTGGCTTTCCACTTAAAAGCCAACACCGCCTAGAAGAAGGCAAACGTCTTTCAGTGCAACAACAAGAAGGCGAATTGTTGCGTGTGGTATGCGAAAAATACTGGTTCCGCACATTACGCAGCACACAAAAACGCCTTATCGAGCATTTGGCGATTGGTTGCGGTGAAGTATCGTCAAAAGTTAGCCCTTACATTTCAACAGGTGCATTAAGCGATTATCGCAATCAACAAAAAGCCAATCTTGAATATTTAAAACAGATGATTATTGAAAATATTGACGATCCATCCGAACAGGTGGAATTGATGGCAATGTGGCAAAAATCTTCCAGTAATCCCGCCATCCGTTTTAACGAGATGATGAACCGCTTGCGTGGCGTGGACGAATGGGCAACAGAAAAAGGCTATGTGTCATTGTTCTTAACCATGACCGCCCCTTCATCTTTCCATGCAACCCATAACAACGGCACAAATAACAAGAAATGGAAAGGTGCAGACCCACGCACAACCCACGCTTATTTAAGCAAGAATTGGGCGCAGTTGCGTGCATTGTTTGCTAAACGTGGCATTGGCTTTTTTGGCATGCGTGGCGTTGAACCGCACCATGACGCCACTCCACACTGGCACTTGCTTGTGTATGTGAAAGCGGAAGATAAAGAAGAAGTGATCCGTTTATTCAAATCAAAAGCCTTAGAGTTAGACGGCGATGAATTCGGGGCGAAAAAACACCGCTGCAGAGTAGATGAAATTGACCCCGCAAAAGGTTCTGCCGTTTCTTATATTGCGAAATACATTGCCAAAAACATTTATGCGGGCAATCAAAAAGACGAAACATCGGACGAAGTGGAAGGATTGAAACTTGACGAAAACGTGCAACGTGTGCGTGCGTGGGCGAACCTTTGGGGCATTCGTCAATTCCAGTTTTACGGCAATCCGCCAATTTCTGTATGGCGTGAATTACGCAAATTAGAGAAATGGCAGTTAGATGATGTAAATGATAAAACCATTGCAGACGCGCAAGCGGTTTGCGATGTGTCTTGTTTTGCAAGCTATTTAGAGTTGCAAGGGGGCGCAATGGCTAAACGTGAAGATCAGCCGTTATGCGTAGAGTATGAAGAAAGTGAGCCGAACCAATACGGCGAAACAAGAAAGAAAATTGTGGGGGTGAAAAATCGTTTCAGTTTTGCAAGCGTAAGAACCAAACTTAAAAATTGGGTTATCAAAAAAGGCACTGTGGCAGATGTTGCAACTGATGCCAATGCGGAGACCACCGAAACAAGCAAGGAGCGTAGCGACGCTTGGACTTGTGTCAATAACTGTAACCGTTCAAAAATTGAACAACAAGCTAATTTATTGATGTTGCCTATTGGTTCGCCATTAAAACCATCACAAATTGACCTTTTAATGCGCCATGGACGATTACGGCTTAATGACTATCGGTGGATTTGTTGCGAAAACGATGAAGTTTTCATTAAAGAGGAAAAAATTCCGTTGGCTCAAGCCTTTGGTTGGGGCGAGAGCTTGGGGGATTTTAGGGTTAATTAATTAAAAGTGAGGTTAAAAATGAGAAAAATTGTTCAAATTGCTGTGTCTGAAGCTATGACTTATGACAAAAACTGCGATGATTTACAACAATCAGAAACAATTTTTGCGCTGTGCAATGACGGAACATTATGGCGTAGATGGTTAAACGCTGTTGGTTCTCTTAGTAATGAACCTAAATGGGTAAAGATCGAAAATATTCCGCAGGATTAAGGAAAAGACCATGACCAATATTCAGTTAATTGATGGTAAGCGATACGTGGTGCTGGAGTGTGAATTTGCTAGAGAATGGCAAGTTGGGAGAGAAAGTCGAACAACCGTGACTTATAGCGAAGCAGAAGAAATCGCAGACCATTACAGAAAATATTTAAAAATTCCACCGGAGCGAATCCTAATTGTGGAAGTACCTAATGTGATTAAACGTAGAGATTGAAAGGAAATAAAAATGGCAGACTTACAACAGCTTATAAAAAACATCGAACAATGGGCAGAAGATCGCAATTTGATTGAAGGTTCTACACCGCAAAAACAATTCATTAAATTAATGGAAGAATTTGGTGAGCTTTGCAGTGGCGTATCTAAAAATAAAATTGATGTGGTGAAAGATAGCATTGGGGATTGTTTTGTGGTGATGGTGATTTTGGCGAAACAATTCAAGCGCGACGATTTGCTTTCCGATATTAGCTACATCGAAATTCACCCACAATTTCAAGGCGATATTGCTCGGAGTTTGATTGATACAAATGCATCTATGCAAGCATTTTTATTTGCACACGAACGCAAAGAACATGAAAAAGTGATGAATTTCTTTGGCTATACGGTGCTTGGGTTGGTTGAAGTGACTGATTATTATCATCTAGATATTGATGATTGCGTGCAAGCAGCTTGGGATGAAATCAAAGACAGAAAAGGGCGAATGGTTGATGGTGTGTTTGTGAAAGAAGGTGATTTATAATGGAACGCTATTTTTCAATAAAAGAGATCGTGCAAACGGGCATTTGTTCAGAAGCGACCGTGAAACGTTGGATTTCTAGTGGGAAGTTAAAATCTTATAAATTCGGTCGCTCCCGCAAGATTGCGGAAAGCGACTTGAACGAATACATTAAGACTTGTCGGCAATAATTTCTTTGAATAAACCATTCGCACATTTCTCAACATAGTTGGCCCATTCTTGAAACGTCTTTAATCGGTAAGGCAAATATTCCGCCCGATTATAGGCGTTTCGTATTTCATCGGAATTCAAATGGCTTAGGCAAATTTCGATGACTTCTTTATCCAATCCGAGTTCTAGGCGATTATCATTGCAATAGCTGCTGAATATCGACCGAATACCATGATTTGTCATGATGCCTTTGTATTTCCCACCGTCCATTGTTTTAATCACTTCATTCGGCGTTTGGCTGTTGATATGCTTTTCATTTCTTGCCTTTGACAAAGTGGACGGGAACAAATATTCCTTGCTTGTGTGTTGTTTGATGTATGAAAGCAAGGTTTCTGCCTGTTTACTTAATGGCACAAGGTGCAGACGCTCCCCTTTCCCCCCTTTTGAAATTTCCACTTGCCACACTTTTCCATTCGGCAAATGTTCGTGTTCGATGATGTCAGAATATTTTGCACTGACGGTTTCACTCGCCCTTGTGGCGTTGAGCAATCCCCACAAAATCGCAAGGCGAACAGTTTGTGATATATTGGCCCGTGCAAGGCTGATCATAAATTCCGGTAAGGCTTTGTAATGGATTGACGGGTGATGTTTGTTTTTGTTCACTGCAGGGAGATCATCGCCAAGATATTTCCATTTGTTGTTTTCCCAATATTCAAAACGTTCGGCATATTCGGCGATTGACTTCAACACCAAATAACGCTTTTTCAATTCAGCCGTTGCGCCTGATTGGCGATAAGGTTCAAGCACGGATAAGCCGTGTTTTAGTGTTAATTCTTTGAAAGGTACATCACCAATTACGTCAATGGCGGCATTGACACGTCTTTCGGTATCAATCCTTGTCTTTTCTGTGTAATTGCCTTGTTCTTTGCCGATTTTCGCACGATAGAGCAACCATTCATTAGCAACATGGGCGAATGTGCTTTGTTGTTCTTTTATTGCATCTATGGCTTGTTTTTGCTCAAATTCGTGCGGGTCAATCTTATTGGCTAATAGTTGGCGAAATTCAAGTGCTTTTTGGCGAGCATCTTTAAGCGATACTGCAGGGGAAGTGCCGATGGTTTTTTCTGTGCGTTTTAATGTGTAGGGGCGTTTGTAATTAAACACCCACGTTTTCACCCCGTTGGGCTTGACGACAAGTTTCAGCCCTTCCCCATCGAATAAATAATAGATTTTTTCCGCCGCTTTGGCGTTGTTCACTTGCGCAATAGTTAGCTGTTTGATGATTTTTGCCAT